GTCGGTATCTTTTTAGATAACGAAGACGGTTCAAATGACGCATACATTGTTAACGGATTAAAAGTACCTGGTAATACTACAGTTGAAATAATGCAAGGTAACAAAATTGTTGTTCAAAACGATGGTTCAAATGCTGATGTAATCAGAGCAGAAGCTTCTGCTGGTTCATCTATTGATGTTGTACTATCGGTTTTAGAAGACGTATAATAGAGGATTATTATGGCAGTTAAGACATTAGTCCCAAGTGGGTCAAAGGCTAATAACTCACCACAAAATGGTGCTAAATCATTGACACCAAATGGTGATACGTATGTTCAACTGTCAAACCCAGCATTTGACGCAAGTGCTGAGGGAGAAACAAGACAAGTAAGAAGTCACGGTTATTGGACTAAAAAAGTAGGAACGGATATTTAATGGTTAGATATATTAGAGGAAAAGACGCACCAACAGAAATTAACGTAAGAGAATTTACAGGTGATGGTTCAACCTTAACATCAACGGTCACGCAAGGTATGACAGTTGATAAAATTTTGGTTACAGAAAATGGAGTTTTACAAAAACCTACTTCCGATTACACTATTTCAGGAACAACAATTACTTTTGCAGCTGCACCTGAAACTGGAGTACAAGTTTTAATTAGAGAATTGCCAATTTAAGGATAAATAGTAGTATGACAACTAAAATAACAAATGCAAATATTACAACAAGAACCATAGAAGCAGATAAAGTAAAATCTAATGTATTAACAGCTGACGAAATTGCAAATAATGCTGTAACCTCAAACGAAATTAATGATGGTGCTATTGTTAACGCTGATGTAAGTCCTTCAGCTGCAATCGGTATTTCAAAAATTGACGGTGCTGCTAGTTCATCAGACTTAAATAAAATTAAAGACAATATTGGTCTATTAGGTTTTAAAATGGCTGTTAATGAAAGTTTAACAGTTTTCAATTTTGTTGATGGTGTTGTTGACGAGTTCCATGATGAATCAGGAACTGAAGAAACTGCAAGTTCTAATGATAGATACAATGCTACAAACGATTTCTACATCAACTCTACACAGGATGATGGTCAATCATCTCCAATGGCAACATTTGCAGGCGGATTTTTATTTGAAAATCATTCTGGTACGGTAACAGAACCAGATACTTCAACTGCACAAACTGTTCACCCACAATCATATCAACCTTTAGGAATGCACTATACAGACGCAACTTTCACAGTTGATCCATCTGTATCTACGGTCACAGTAAAAGGCTGGGGTGGTGGAGGACGAGGTCCTTATAACCAACCTGCATTTATGAGAGGAACTGGTGGTGGTGGAGGTCACGTTTCTGGTGACTTAACGGTTACTGCTGGTCAAACACTTTACATTGGAGTAGGAACAGATAATCAAACAACATCTTCTCCTGCACCTTTACTTGGTCCTGGTAACCCATGGCCAAATTCAAACCCAATGTCAAACGATCATCCTAGATCAGGAATTTATCAATATTTTCCAGACTCTGCTAACCCAGGTGGTTGGGGACAAAGACATACAGGACAAGGTCACTTTGGTGGCGGTGGATCAATGTCATATGTATCTGTAGGTCCTGCAGAAATAGATTGGGAAAATACAGGAAATACTTTTGGGGTTACAACTAACTCCGTACCTCAAGTTGCTGGGGCTGCTCCACCTTATACAGGCGGACAAAGAATGAATTACACACCTATATCACCACAAATCGCATTTGTTGCTGGAGGTGGTGGAGGTGCAAATGGTTCACAACCATTAGGTACACCAACAAGAAATGGTGGTGCTGGTGGAGGACTAACTGGAGAAGCTGCAGGTGCTGGAGAACAAACTTCTAGTGGACCAAACGGTGGTGGTGGAGGTGACCAAGAACAAGCTGGGTTAAGACACCCAAGTGCTGGTACTTCACCTGATAGTAATGAACCTGAAAGATTTATGTTTACCGAACAAGCTGGGGCTGGTATGGGATGGTTTGCTGGCGGTGGCGGTGGTGGTCAAATGGGTAACCACGGTGCATGGGCAGGTGGTGGAGGTTCATCATATTATGGACACCCACAGGTTTCTTCTGGTGCTACAACAGCAGGTTCAACAACAAGTGTTGCTGATTCTGCCGATCCTGTATATCAACCAGGTGTTGGTAATGGCACAAACTACTGGAATACATCACAAGGTGGTTATGTCTTTATTACTGCAACAGGATTTAATGCTGCTAGTACAACATCAACTGATATAGTTTCACAACCTTTTACAGCTCAAACTGCACCTACAAGTGCTAGAATTGTAGTATTTGAAGAAAACGTAGATACACCTACTTTAAATACAGACATTATTGCTAGAGTAAGTAGAGACGGTGGTTCAAATTACTCACAGGCTACTTTATCTGATAGTGGTTATGTGACAGGTTCAAGTGGACAAAGAATTTTAACAGGTACTGCTGACGTATCTGGTCAACCATCTGGTACAAATATGAGATGGAAATTAGAATTAAGAAACAATACTGTTAAGATACACGGTGTATCTCTTCAGTGGGCTTAATACAAACTACTAAATAATACATTATGACATTTGATTTTAAAAAATACATACCTACTCAGTTTAAGTTTCCTAAAAAACCAAACGACAGTTATGAGTACATGAATGTCAATCAGGTGCGTTGGAAAGAATTACTTAAACAACACAAAGAAGATCCTGTAAAAGTCACAAAAGAAAGACTTGAAAAATTCCGTGCAAAATGGATGGAAACTGAAGAAGATAGATTTAAAAGATGGGAACAACAATTTCATCAAAAACATTTAGAAGAAAGATTATTAAGAGATTACTCTACATTTAAAGACAACCCAAAAGATTATTTACGAAAAGCAATGGATTTAGGCTCTAGAGGTATAGGTCAATTTACAAAATGGTGGTGGACTAAACCTAAAAAGTCTGTAGGTGCAGGTAAACTTGTTCAAAGCCCTATAACAGGTAAATGGTCGCAACAATATAAACCTCATAAAAGTCGAAAAATTAGAGATTGGTTAAAGGCTGCTGAAAGAGGAGATGTCTTTAGAGGCTCATTAAATCCAAATGGCATACCAATTAAGTTGAATGAACCAACTGAAGAAATGAAATATATTCATGGCGAAGCAACACGTAAAAGAGAAATGATAAAATGGAGATGGTTTTTAAAAGAAACAAACTTTATGGGAAGTAAAGATGATAAGAAAAGAAAAATGATGTGGGATGACCCAATAGTAGGTTTCTGGAAAACTATGGATATACAGCATTAACGCTTGACATTTTATTAAGAAAGTGATACAATATTAATATGAGTGAAAATACCCAAAAACAAGTACCTCTTACTTCTACAAAACAATTAGAAACTATTAGACTTAACAATACCTTTTGTTCAATTATACACACCGATATTTTAAGTAGTAAACAGTGTGATTTAATTACAAAAGAAATAGTACCTGAGTTATGGGTAGATGTTAATGCTAAAGGTGATTTAATTAAAAATATTAGACAACAACCTTTACCTATTAACACAGATGGTTGGCCTTTAACACATATTTTAGCAGGATTAAAAGAGGCAGACAAAGAAAAATTTAAGTTTGATCTAAGAGGATTTTTAGAAAATGACGCACCTACTTTATGGGAATATTCTAAAGGTAGTCATTATGATTTACATATAGATATAGGTAATAACTTTCCTACAAGAAAATTAAGTTTTATAGTTCAATTATCAGACTCAAAAGATTATGAGGGTGGTGATATAGAATTTTTAAATAGTAAAACAGATAAAGAACAACTAAGAAAAAAAGGTAAGTTAATTATTTTTCCTTCTTTCATAACACACAAAATTACTAAAATAACTAAAGGCACTAGACACGCTATAGTTGGATGGGTTCATGGTCCTACTTTCTTTTAAAAATGCCTACAATTACAGATAACTCTCGTATAGATAATTTATTTGGTGTAAAAATATTTTACAAAATACTTCCTAATTTAGAAGAAGAAAATAAAAAAATAATTAACAGACTTTATCTTATTAAAAAAAATGATCCTAAAGGTGTTAATAGATCAAATCAATTAGGTTGGCATAGTCATACAGACTTAATGCAATTTCCCGAATTAGATGAATTTAAAAAACATCTTAACTTTACTTTAGGTGAAATATTTACATATTACGATTACAAACATGGTTATAAATTAGAATTAGATACTTGTTGGGGTAATATTAATCCTAAATACGGTTTTAATACAACACACTCTCATCCAAGTTGTTTATGGTCAGGTGTTTATTATTTACAGGTTCCTGAAAACTGTGGAAATATATATTTTGTAGATCCAATTAAACCTAGAATACATTATGGCGCACAATATAATAACGAAAATAGTGAGTTAGCGTCAACATCTATTTTCTATAAACCACAAGTTAGTAAGTTAATTATTTTTCCTGCATACTTAGAACACTTTGTTAGACCCAACTTATCAGACACAGATAGAATATCTTTATCTTTTAACATAAGACTAAACGAATATAAATAGTCTAATAGGAGATAGATATGGCAGTAACCGTAAAAACGGCAGAAAATTTTTCAATAGATCAAGGTGCAGATTTCAGTAGGACTTTAACAGTCACAACTGATGGCACAACAGCATACGACATATCAGGTTTAACTTTACAGGCACAAATGAGAAAATCTTTTGCGTCTTCAACTGCGTCAGCTACGTTTACTTGTACAATAGTCTCAGGTTCAGATGGCACATATAAATTAACTCTAACAGATACAGTGACAGCTGCTTTAGATGACGGCAGATACTTATATGATGTTGAATTAATACTTGCAGATTCAACTATAGAAAAAGTACATCACGGTATTATTACTGTTAATCCAGAGGCAACAAAAATTTAATGACTAAAAAGAAAACAGGACTAGAAAGTTTTTTTACTGATATTTCAGGTGTTGACTTTGTTGCAAAACTAGACGAAGAAAAAAAACAAAAAGAATTACAAAAGAAAAAACAAATAGAAGAGGCTGCTGAAAAACAAAGAAAAATTATTGTTGAACAAAAAGAAAAAGATAAAAAAAGAAAATTAAATGAAACAAAAAAATTATCAGTATTAGAAGATTTATTTGGCATACAAGAATTTAAAGAACAAATCAAAGAAACAATTGAAACTAACGCAAAAACTATAAATCAAAAATCACCAGCAGAAGAGAAAAAACTTTTAGAATCATTAGGAGATTTATATGGTTCTTTAACAGAATTTGCCAAAAAGAAACCTGTTAAGAAAAAAGAATATGTTAGAGAATATAAAGATCCTCAATTAGGTAGTATTAAAGAAGGTGAATTTAAACCTCATAGAGTACAAACTTTATTTAATAATAATCTTGTAGATAAAGTAAATCAAATTGTAGAAAAAGATGAGAAACCTTATTGGCAATTAGGTATTGGTGAAAGTTTACCTGCAACTGAACATCACGTTAATACAAATCAAGTATATGAATTATTAACAAAACGTGCAAATCAAATTAGAGAGCAAATTGAAACTAACGCTAATATGTCACTTGAAGAGTTGACACAAAGTTTCAATAAATTTAAACAATTAACAAGTTTACAATTACAATCTATCGGTGGTGGTGGTTCTGTAAGAATATCTGAAATGGATGATGTTGATACATCAGCACAACAAGATGGATATGCTTTAAAATATAATGCAAGTACAGGACAATATGACTTTGGTGAAGTTGCAAGTGATCTAACTGCTGTTGATCAAAATATTATACCAGACGCTGACGGTACTAGAGATATTGGTTCAACTGCAAAAGCATTTAACAATGGATATTTTAAAAATGTTTATGTAGAAGGAACTACATTAGAAGTAGATACAGATACAACATTAAAAGGCAGTACAACAATTGGTGTGACTAGTGTTGACTCAACTGAAGACACACTTACAATTAACGCAAAAATTAATTCTAGTTTAGAACCATTAACAACACTTACACATGATATAGGTTCTCCTAATAGAAGATGGAGAGACATATATCTATCAGGTAATACAATTGACCTTGCAGGTGCAACTATATCAGGAGATGGTACAGGTGCAATTACAATATCTGCTACAGGTGCAACTTTACCTGTTGGTTCAAAAGTAGGTACGGCTTCAATTGCAGCCTCAGACGCAAAAACAGGAGTAGTGACTAAAACAGTGCCTCTATTTACACAGGCAGGTGGTTTATCAACTGCAGCAACTACATTTACTATGGCTGCAGGTTCTTCAAATGCCTCAGTATTTACTGCATTTACAAAGGCAAACGGTACCGCACAAAGTAAATTTGAATTGTTTAGTTTTTAATAAAGAAAGGTTATAAATATAGTTATGAGTTCAAAAGTCCCTATAAGAACAGTATTCGACGGAGAAGGAAACGCAACAGGTTTAGCAGAATATCAATCTGGTGAATTTATACCTCTAACACATGGTGGTATAGGTGCCTCATTATCTATTGGTAGTGCTGGTCAAGTATTAAAAGTAAACTCAGGTGCTACTGCATTAGAATTTGGCTCAGTAGAAGCAGTTATTAATATTGATGGTGCAACTGATTTAACAAGTCAAACATTAGTAGATAACGATCAACTTATTGCTTCTGATGGAGGCACTGAGGGTAGAATTAGATTATCTCAAATTAAGACTTATATTACGACTTCAAGTTTAGACATTACAGGTTCTTTAAGTATTAATAGTGCTGAAGTATCAACTAAACCATTTGCAATTGCACAAGCAATAGCACTTGGTTAATCTTATAAATATACCTGAAAACGAGGTATATTGATGGCAACCCCAGCTACAAGAGAACAGTTAAAACAATACGCATTACGAACATTAGGTAAGCCTGTAATTGAAATTAACGTAGATGACGCACAATTAGAAGATAGACTTGATGAAGCTCTACAATATTTTGCTCAATATCACTACGATGGTGTTGAAAGAGTATATTTAAAATATCAATTTACAGAAGCAGACAAAACAAGATTAACCTCAAACACGTCTGAAACAGTCACTAAAAATTCAGAAAGCACAACTTTTAAAACTCAAAACAATTATTTAATTGTACCTGAAGGTGTATTAGCAGTTAACAGAATTTTTAATCTTTCAGACAAAAGTAATTTAAATTTATTTGATGTAAGATACCAATTAAGATTAAATGACTTGTATGATTTTTCTTCAACAAGTATTATTCACTATGATATGGTATTAAGACATTTAGATTTTTTAGACCATATTTTAGTTGGTGAAAAACCTTTAAGATTTAATCAACACAATAATAGATTATATATTGATATGGATTGGACTAATGATTTAACAGTTGGTGAGTATCTAGTAATAGAGTGTTATAGAAAATTAGATCCAAGTGTTATGACAGATGTATTTAATGATATATTTTTAAAAAGATATGTCACAGCTTTGTTTAAAAAACAATGGGGTGCTAACTTATCTAAATTTAATGGTGTTGCAATGATTGGTGGAGTGACACTTAATGGGCAACAAATTTATTCAGAAGCGCTACAGGATGTTGAAAAACTAGAACAAGAAATTAGAGGAACATACGAAACGCCTGTAACCTACATGATAGGATAATCACATGGCAGTAAATCATTATTTTCAAGGTGGTGATGGTATAGGAAACACCGCCGAAAAAAGATTACATGAAAATTTAATTATTGAAGGTCTAAAAATATATGGCCATGATGTTTACTATTTACCAAGAACATTAGTTAACCAAGACTTAGTATTAGGTGAAGATGTATCTAGTAAATTTACATCTTCTTATCTAATAGAAATGTATATGGAAACAACTGAAGGTTTCCAAGGCGAACAAGAATTAGTATCTAAATTTGGTTTAGAGATTAGAGAAGATACAACATTTACAGTTGCAAAAAGACGTTGGGCAGACTCAGTAGATGATCCTGCAACATTAATAAAAGGTGGTAGACCTAATGAGGGTGACTTAATTTACTTCCCTCTAATGAATAGTTTTTTTGAAATACAGTTTGTTGAAGACCAAGAGCCGTTCTTTCAATTAGGTAATCTACCTGTTTATAAATTAAGATGTACTAGATTTGAATATGCGTCTGAAAAAATTGATACAAATGTTTCTGATATTAATAAACTAGAAGACAACTTATCAGTAGATCAATTAAATCATCAATTTAGTTTAGAAACTGCAACAGATGGTGGTACTGGTGCAATATTACTTGAGTCATTAACTGGTGAAGTTAATTACTTAATTAATGAAGATTACAATATACAAACACAAACAAGAGATTATGCTGACAATAGTACATACGAATCAGACGCAGGTTTTGGCACAACAAGTACAGCAGATGACATATTAGACTTTACAGAAAGAAACCCTTTTGGTGAAGTAGATGAAGGATTTTAATGTTCGGAAAACATTTTTACCATGAAAGTTTAAGAAAAATTGTAGTAGCATTTGGTACTATCTTTAATAATATTGTTATACACAGAAAAGATAGTAGTGGTAATGTTATACAATCATTAAAGGTACCACTTGCATATTCACCTAAAGAAAAGTTTTTAACAAGATTAGAACAACAATCAAGTTTAGATAATAGAGAAGTTGCAATAACTTTGCCTCGTATGGGTTTTGAAATTGCAGGTCTTAATTATGACCCAACTCGTAAATTACAAAGACTTGGTAGATTTAAGGCAGTTAGAAGTGATCGTAGTGATGTAATGGATTATCAATACAATCCTGTGCCTTATAATATATCGTTTAACTTATATTCATTTACAGCAACTGCTGAAGGTGGATTACAAATTGTTGAACAAATATTACCATACTTTCAACCAGATTATACTATAACAGTAAATGCAATACCAACTATGGGTGTTAAACGAGACGTGCCTGTAGTTTTAAACAGTGTTAATTACGAAGATACTTACGATGGTTCATTTACAACAAGACGAGCAGTAAATTACACTATGAATTTTACTGCAAAAACATATTTGTATGGTCCTGTTTATGCGAAAAGAGTTATCAAAGAAACACAGGCAGATAGTTATACAGATACAGAAAATAATCCAAAAAGAGAACAAAGAATTATTGTTGTTCCTAATCCTACAAGTGCTGACGCAAATGATGACTTCGGGTTTACAACAACAATAACTAACTTTACAGACTCTAAAAACTATAATCCTGAGACTGATACAGACGAATAAATACTAATATATTATTATGAAAAAAAACTTTGTTATTTTAGGTGGTGGTACAGCAGGCTGGTTCACAGCTTTGTTTATCAAAAAAGTTAGGCCTAACGATAATGTATCTTTAATAGAAAGTACTAAAATTGGTACAATAGGTGTAGGTGAAGCTACAACACCTAATATAATAAACTTTTTTCATTATCTAGGTATTTCTAAAGAAGAAGTAATCAAAAACACAAACGGAACAATCAAAAATGGTATCAGTTTTGAAAACTGGAATGGTGATGGTAAAAAATATTTTCATGCCTTTTATGAACATCTAACTGATTTTAAACTTGACCCTATATTTTCACACGATTGTTTTGAATTTTATTTAAAAAATTTAATTGCACAAAATAAAAACTTAGATGATTATCAGTATTCATCTTTACTTTCATATCAAAATAAAGTAGATGACAAAAACATTTCTTACGCATTACATTTTGACGCAGGTATGTTGGCTGAGTTTTTAAAGAAAAAAGCATTAGAAAGAGGTATTACACACATTGACGCTGAGTTTGAAAGTTTAACTACAAATGATAAAAATGATATTACAAGTATTACATTAAATAACAAACAAACAGTTAATTTAGATTTTATTTTTGATTGTTCAGGTATGGCAAGAAAAATTATAGGTGAACATTATAAACAAAAATGGATATCCTATAGAGATCATTTGCCTATGAAAAAGGCAATCATAATACCAAAAGAAAAAGAAGATTTATTTCCTTACACAAAAGCGATTGCTTTAAAACACGGATGGGTTTTTGAAATACCTTTACAACATAGAGTAGGTAGAGGATATATTTTTGACTCAGATTATATCAATGAAGAACAAGCACTTAAAGAAGTTGAAGAACATTACAATGAGAAAATAGAAGTAAAAAAAGTAATAGATTTTGACGCAGGTAGATTTAAAGATGTATGGATTAATAACTGTATTGCTATAGGTTTATCATCTACTTTTATAGAGCCATTAGAATCAACTTCATTGTTTTTAACAATAGAACAATTATTAGCATTAAATCATTTTCAAAATACTTGGTTTGAAAATAATAAACACGATAGAGAATTGTATAATGAATTGTGTAGTAAAAATATGCAAGAGACTTTAAATTTTGTTTACCTACATTACATCACTAAAAGAAAAGACAGTCAATTTTGGATTGACTTTCCTAATAAACATAAACCACCTAAAGGTTATGAAGAGAAGATAAAACTTTTAAAAGAAAATAATTTTAGACATTTTGATATTTTAGATTTTAAAGTGACTGCAAGTTTTAGAATGACAAGTTATATTCAAGTGGCACGTGGTTTAGATGTTGCTACAAAACCTATTAATGTTAAAAATTTTGAAAACATTAGTCCTTCTATTGATGAATATAAAAAATTAATTGAATATCATGCTAAATACGCACCTACAATGGCTGAGTATTTAACAAAACTATAAATACTCCTATGGGTATTAATGATAAAATAAATGAAGTTTTAGGTATTCCAACAGTAGAAAATATTAAAAACTTACCAGAAAAAAAATCTACTCCTGCTGTACCAAGAGTTGAAGATAAGAAAAAAGAAGATATTGACAACGATTACAAATACAGTAGAGAAAACTACTATAACTTGATTGAGCGTGGCCAAGACGCAATACAAGGTATATTAGATATTGCTCAGGAAAGTCAACACCCAAGAGCATATGAAGTTGCTGGTAATCTAATTAAACAAGTTGCTGATACAGTAGATAAATTACAAGACTTGCAAGGTAAACTTAAAACTTTAAAAGAAGTTCCTAATAAAGCAAATACTAATATTAAACAAGCATTATTTGTAGGTTCTTCAAAAGAATTACATAACCTTTTAAAGAATAAAAATAAAGAAGTGCAAAGTAATGAAGATAAAAGTTTTGAAGGCAAAGTTATCACACCCACAGAAACAGACGTTTCTGATAAGTGAACTAAAGTACATTAAAAAAAGACCTTGGCCATCTTTAATGCAAGGCGAAACAATGCAAGAACCAATACAGATTATAAAACATTACATAAGCGATCAACCTAGAAAAGGTGCAGGTGGTGTTGAATATGTTGAAAAAAAATATTCTGTTAAAAAAGGTAGCAGTAGAATTAATGCAGCCTTATTAAAAGGTTATAACGCAATAGAAGGCATAATAGTAGAATCTTATGAGTGAAAATTATTTAGGTAATCCTAATTTATTTAAAGCAAATACGCAACAGCAATACACCGAAGAGCAAGTAAGAGAAATTGCAAAGTGTATGGAAGACCCTATTTACTTTATTAAAACATATACAAAGATTGTAAACATAGATGATGGTTTAGTGCCTTTTGAAATGTATAAGTTTCAGGAAAAGATGGTAGACACTTTTCATAACAACAGATTTTCTATTTGTAAACTACCAAGACAATCAGGTAAGTCAACTACTATCATTGCATATCTATTACATCAAGTTATATTTAATGATAATATTAATGTTGCAATACTTGCCAACAAATCTACAACTGCTAGAGATTTACTAGGTAGATTACAACTTGCGTATGAAAACTTACCTACATTTTTACAACAAGGTGTTTTAAACTGGAACAAAGGTTCGTTAGAGTTAGAGAATGGATCAAAAATACTTGCAGCTGCAACTTCTTCAAGTGCAATTCGAGGTGGTTCATTTAACATAATATTTTTAGATGAGTTTGCTTTTATACCTGCAAATATATCTGAACAATTTTTTAGCTCTGTATATCCTACAATATCATCTGGTAAAAAATCTAAAGTGATGATTGTATCTACACCACATGGTATGAATATGTTTTACAAATTGTGGAATGACGCAATACATAAAAGAAATGATTACAAACCTATTGAAGTACATTGGTCTGAAGT